AAATAGTTTCCGTATCCACCGCCACTTTCTGCCCACTGTTTATAGACACCCTCTTTATTAAAACCTTTGCCCATGAGAGTTTTCCAAAGGCCTATTGGAAGGTCGATGATAGGATTGTAACCGTAATTAGAGACAACAAATGCTTGGAATTGGTCACGAATAGGGTTTCGTACCATAAACTCTGGTGTTAAGGTTGCGCCTGCTCTCAATACAGCCGTTGGTTTAGATAACAATTGAATAACTTTATTTGTTACATCTTCATCTAATTGTTGTATCGACTCATAGAGGTCTTTATCTAACTGGTATTGATGTTTTTCGCCATTCTCAAACACAGTGACAATGTGTTCCTTTTTCACGTTCTGTGCCCCATCTAAACGCTCAATAAACCTGCCAGCACCTTCAATGTCTGCTAATCTCGAAAGTTCTAACCCTACTTTATTTTTTTCTACCACATTTACAACTGCAAAAGTATTTTTTATCATACTTTCTAGTGGATCAATTACATCACGAGTTGAACCTTTTAAGCGTTTAACCGGATTCGTTAAGTTTGTAAATCCTTTACCGCCAAACCCTTGTGCAATATCATCTTCAAAGAAACGGTAGAAAGGTACATAGTTAGGATACTTTTCTTTCATCGCCTTCACTGCATCTTTAGAAATGACTTGCCCTTGCTCCAGCATGCTTAACAGACGATTGTTGTACTTCAATAATCCTTGGTGTACTTGTTTCATTTCAGGAGTATCAAACTTTGCAATGACTTTTTCAATTTCCTCTTTTGTCATACCACTCTCAATATCTAATGCTTCTAATTCCCGGGCATGGACAGCCGTTGCGTAGTCGCTTACATCCTTCATATTATAACCATATTGGTCTATTGGCTTTAATATGCTCTTGAAATCCCGTAATATCATTTCTGCTTTCTTTGGTGCCCCGACAGATAAACGAGCTTTTTTGTATAGTGATTGTTCCGCACTATTTAACTTGCCTGTTACCGCTTTTTCTACTTTCTTCATACGGTCAAATTTATCAATAAACTGACTATATAATTTGTCTACTTTTTCGCCAGCTGTAACCACTTCTTTTCCGCTACGGTCAATCTTTCCTCTCAAGCGCAACTCTGGGCCTTGTTCAATCCATCGGTCTACATCTGCTTGGGTTTTCAATAGACCTGACTTCACCTTTTTAGGGAGAACTGATTCAAAGTGTTGGGAAAACTTTGGTGCATTCGCTAAGGCTTTTTGTGGGTCTGAAAGGTATAAACGAATAAACTCCGCTAAACCTTCCTCACGCACTTGTTGAGGTGTGTAATCTACTCCTGATGTGTTCTTACCTAACTTCAATAATTCGCTGTCAAACGACGCATCAGTTAGCTTAAATTGTTTGTCTAGGTGATGCCCAATCTCATGAGAGATAACTTGAATGTCACCGTATTTTTTGGTACGAATAACTTCCGAATCTACCTTGAAATATCCTTGAACATCATCACCCACATTGCCTAATCGCCCATGACGCAAGGTAACATTAAGGTTTTTGCGCGTGTTGTTCAGTAATTCTTGACGTGTGATTGGTTGCTCATATCCTTTGGCACCAAATGATTTTTTCACCTTGTTTCCAATGCTAGGAAGAAAACTCATTTCTTTAAATTGCTTTGTTCCGGATGGTTCTCGCAAGGGAATAGACTCGCTTTGCATTGCTTGAACGTTTTCAGGAATGACGCTTTTTGAAGGTTTGCTCTTTGTTGCTGTTCTCATAGGAATAGCATTATCTAATTCTGGAACCGGTTTAGGATTTGCTAGAATTTCGTCTAATGGTTTCCCGACCGTTGGTGCATCTACTTTTGTTTTAGCTTTCGGCATTATGCTAGGCACATAGTTTGGATTGGCAATATCACCCGCTCTTGGAATGAGGTCATCTAGCATCATTGGGTTAGGTCGATTATTTACAATTGGCAAGGCATTGTCCGCTTTAATACTATTTGCGATGGTACTTGCTACTTGTTCATTCTTTGGCAATAAACCTTCCATAAAACTAGCTGATGACTTCTCAAATCCTTTTGCAATTCCTTTTCCGGCACCGTAAAGCAGTGGATCTGCTACTGCTCCGATAGCTGTGTTCATACCAATGTAGCCTAAATTCTGTTTCCAGTTATAATCATCTGGATTCAATCCTTCTCGTATGCCTACTTCGGTACCAGACATACCAGCTCCAATCATTGCACCTTTTACAGCTTCAGAACCTAGTCGCTGTGGAATTCCATTTAAACCAAGTTGTGTCAAGCTTTTACCTGTTTTAGAGGCATTCAATAGTTTGTATGCTCCAATACCAGGAGTAAGATATCCCAAACCTTGCGCAACCATATCGGTGCCGCCACCTTCACCAAATTCACGTTGGTTATAGTAAACATCTGCACCTTTGTTTCCTCTTAGCTTTGCCATTTCTTTCGGTAATCCTAACCCTAAAGTATTGGCATATTGAGCGACAAAACGATCTGATTCTCCTGGCTTTTCCCCTTCTAACACTTTGCCTACTGCGTTATAAGAAGTTTCAAAATCTTTTGGAGAAGTGTCTTCACTTCTCCCGCGAATATCATTTTCTCCTTTTAAAAATCCTACCGCATTATCCCAGAAGTCTTTCTTCTTAGGAGTGGGATTCTTCTTTTTCTTCGCTTCTTCAGCCTTTTTTTCTTGACTTCTTTTCGTGTTAGAAGCAAATCTTTGTTTTTGCTTTGCTTCCATTCCTTTAAAAATGCCATCAATGATTTCACTTTCATACTTCATACCGTTAGCGTAATGATTTTCTTTTTTTCTATCTTCTTCAAAATCCATTTGGCTACGATAATCATCCGCTTGGCCTGGTGTCATCCCTTGGCTTTTTGCCCAGTTGTCATACTTATCATTATAGCTTCGGCCATATTGTTTTACATTTAAGGGTTTTAATAGGTCCGTTTCCCATTTATACGATTTATCTCTACTTTTTCCAGAATAAACGGAAGGGGGAACTTGAGCACGGGAGGACTTAGAGTCCTCCTTAAAGTGTATAATCCCCGCCGCTTTCCTTTGCTTTTCTTTTTCTTTTGCTTCTTTCCAAGCTTGATACGATGATTTTGCCAAGGTTTTTCACCCTACCTTCCGAACAACCTCATTTTTGCCCATGCAGATAAATCAGGATTTTGCGCCATGGGTACAGGTGCGTCAAACGCTTTGTTTAATGCGTAATTATTTGGACTCATGCGCTTTAATTCTTCAACCGCAGCAATCGCAGGAGTAGAATAATAGCGATCTAGTGCTGATTGATTCGTTGTAGCTGCAGCTTGAGTAGATTTAGCAGTAGTGCTAGAGGTTGAAGATGCACTTGTACTACCGCTACCACTCCTACCGCCACTTCCACCGCTAGACTTTGCCATTTGCTGTAGTTGCAACTGATAATTTCTCCAATCCAAGTACCTTTGGTAAATCTCTTGTTGTGATTGTTGATAAGCATCTGCCAATCGACTACTTCGTTCCGCTTCAATCGAATTAATAATGGCTTGCTCTCTCGATGGGTCGTTTTCATCCGCAATCTGACGGTCTATTTCGCTCATGGCTTGGTTTTCTTGTCCGGTAATTGCGCCTAATGCACTTTGACGAGCCGATGCCATACCCGCTTGTGTGGTTAAGTTCTCACCCGAAGCATTAATCCCTTGAGCCGCCATCAATTCACGCAACCTTGTCACGTTCTGCGCGTTCACGACATCTGCTTGATTCCGTTGATTCTGATAGACAGGTTTTAAATCTGTCTTTTGTTTGTTGTAACCAGAAATCGCACGTTCTCGTTGCGCTTTTAATTGCTCCAGTTGGCTTTTCTTTTGCGTGTCGTATAATGAGTTTATTTTAGTAGAATAAGTGTCATACGGACTCTCTTCATACGCCTTATTAGAGCCATTTAATCGGTAATACTTCCCTTGTGCGTCCGCATATAGGTTATCGCCAATTTGATAATCTGCCATTGTTCACCCTCCTTACTTTTCAGTTGCTTGCCAATAGACAATGTAATATTGGGTAGTTGTGTTATTATTTTTCAATCTAATCTTGGCCGAATCTTTTCCATTTTCCACGATGCTACTGGCTGTTTTATAAGCCCCATCGATGTCTTGATTATAAATATCGAAGTTGAGCACTGGTTGTTTGGTAAATCCAGCAGAATAGAGGATATTAATGTCATAGGTATTTCCGGCAAAAACGGTAAGTGTACTCGTCTGCCCTTCCTGTCTTTTGCCATCACCCTTATCGACATACGTTTTTAAACTCTCTAGGATACTTTGTATGTCGGTACCTGTTAAATCTGTAATAGCAGTAGCACCGATGTTTTTCGCTCCACTATCACCTGTTTCTGTCTTTTTAAGCGCATCAATTAACTTGTTTAAATACTCTCTCACTTCATTAGGCGCTGCATCAAAAGCCGCTTTTAATTCACTTGGATTTAAGGATGGTCGGTCGGTTAGATCCGATACATCTTGGGTAAAAGAAACTAATTTTTCTAACATGCTATCACCTCACTTTTGTCTGCATACGGTATTCAATCCCTAAACTTAATACAGATAAACTCTCGTCTAATTTGTTGTTTTGTACCGTTAACTGAAACACGATAACCTTTTTAGCCTTGACTTTAACTTTTGTTACCTTCGGAAAGCTACTTGAGTAAAAGGTGAAGTTCGAAAAGTCGATGTTGTTAAAATCAAATAAATTAAACCGTAAAGGTTTATCAAAGCTAATCGGTATATCCTCTTTTACATCTGACGAATAAATCAACTCAACACTCGTTTTGCTTGCTGGCTTTAACGTAAGATACAGACTATCAATATATTTCTTCATTTCTTCTGCATTAAAGGTTAGTTGTGCTGACTTCCAGTAGGCATTGATAGGAGCACCATCGTCATTGTAAGCTGATGTTTCGTAGCTTTTCTTCAAGCGATACACAAGTCCATCCGTAGAACTACCGAAATACAAAAAGCCATCCTTCTCTAAGAAGCATGACACGTTGATATTATCTAACAGATACCATTCTCCGTTGGGATACCTCTCTGATTTTTGCGTGTAATCTAACACATAGACCTTACCATTCACCGCAAGCCAATACTTTTTCTCGTAGTCAATGGAAACAGCGTTATCTAAGGCTGATTCCAACAACAATTTAGCATCGATAGACTTCGAAATATGAACCACATTCCGTTCGTCTTTTATGTTACTCGCTACAATCATGTATACCCCATCTTTAGACAGCGATATCGGGTTATTCTCGATGATTTGAATACTACCTGATGCAATCGTACCCACTTGGTTGTTAATCGGCTTAGAAGGGAAACTGATGTCTCCTTGTTCCGTGATATTGAAACTCACCATGTGTTTGCCGTTTGGTCTCTCCACAATAAGATAGTCATACTGCTTACTAAATCCCATGATTTTCTCACTCATACGGTAGTAGCCATTTTCTGGCCAATAGCTTGCATCGTACAATCCACTACGATACATGTTGTTGGGTAAATCGGGATTACCTGCAATAAATGTCCTGGTATCATTCGCGCCACCAAAACCAATCGCCATCGTACACTTTTTAATCCGGTCCGCATAACCTGAAACCGTTTTACCAGCCGTGATAATGACGTTATTTGTTCCTGCTGTTGGTGCTGTGGTAAAGGTTATCTTTCCGTTTATCCTGTCTACACTTAATCCGCTACCCTCTGTAATGGTAGTCGTACCCACTACAGCCGTAACAGTGGATGAATCCAATCCAGTCAGTGACATCTGATAAACAGTAGCTGTACCATCACCAGAAAAGGAATCTTTCCACTTGTTTCCGATAAGGTTAAAATCCTCATTTGCCGCACCGCCACCGCTTGGGTTTTTGGAAATCTGAAGGACGGGAATATACGGTTCTACATCCTTTATGGTTGCTCCATCATAGACAAGGATTTTCGCACCATCCATGATGTAACATTTACCCTCAACCGTAAACATGTTAATTTTTCCGTTTTGGATGCCATCATATATCACAGTTGGTTGTGCATCTCCCGATTGGGTATATAGTTTCGTTCCATGCGCTAACATAAAAATTTGAGTACCATCTATCTTCGTGTAAAGGTACATAGTATTGATTTTCCCCACGCCTAAACTCTCTGCAAAAACCCGTGTATACCCTGTGCGACTCGTCAATTCTCCGTTTTCATTTAGCATGTTAAGCATATCAGGGGAATGATGGTAATCAATCTGTGTAGCTGACTCTCCTACATCCATGCCAAGAAAAGGTTCCATCCGTAAAAGAGGTGGTTGCTTTTGAGAGAAGCTTGCCATTTGTACCATAGATCATCCTCCTTTCCATAAAAAATAGGACTATTTCTAGTCCTTTGTTTTTGTCACTCTTTCATCCAACTACGACACTTCAAAACCTTCCCAATAAACATTAGTTGATGTTGTCTTTGCCACTAAATGATGTAATCCTAAGTCCAGCCCAATGCTATGTGTCTTTCCATCAGTTACTGGATGTAAAATGTCATTTATATATACATCAGCATTTCCGTGACCGATTACACTGATTTTACCTTTGGTATTGTTGAATATCCATACGTCTTGCAAAGTGAGTTCATCGGTTTCCTCTCTTGCAAAATCAAATATAACCTTAAACCGACCGTTGGAATCTGTTATATTTCCGATTACCTCTGATTTCGACCTCTGATTAATTAAAGAAATAAGATGGTGTTCTTTGTTGTTTATCATCTCTACTCTTGGGACTATATGTGAGAAAAACATTTCACTTTCGTACTTATGTCCAACATCTCCAAAGTGGAGATCATCCACGATTATATCTCTCAACGGGTATTCCGAGTAATTCAAAAAGTCACTTGTAAACCTATTTACGTCAATTAATTCTAAGTCGTATTTATTGGCTAGTTCGTATTTAACTTGGTTAGCGATTGACTGTACACTTTCTGCACTTCTGCCATCATGAGTTGTAGTATCTAATCCGACTTGAACAATTGCTTGAGTGGTCATAAGTGCTGGTTGATAACCGTTCCCCAAACACCAGTTAATAAGGTTTTCTATGCGGGTGTAAAATCTATTATAGTAGTCTTGTAAATCAGTTCGCCTGTCATTTATACCATAACCTATAACAACTATTTTTGCGTCTGTGTAGGGAGTCATAATAGCTTCAATGTTATCGTAAGCCCAATCTGCTTGCCTACCTGCAAATCCAGCGTTATACATCCTCAATATACTGTTTCCAGTTTCTTCCCTTAGGAGTTGCTGTAATTTTGGCACATAAGCGTTTGGGGAACTTGTTTTATCAATGCCTACGGAATTACCACTATGTCCAGTTGTACCCGAACCGTCTGTTGTACTATCGCTTAAAAAGACAATCGGTGCTTTTTCTCCCTTTAGCCAATCTTTATAGGCTTTAGAAAATGTGTATCTTTCCTTATAAGATACTTCATTTGGTTCAGTAGGTTCTGCGGGTTCTTTCTGTGGTGTATCGAATGGTTTTCCGTTTTCCAAGAAACTATTTCGATTCATGGTTCCATACAAAGAACCTCTATAATAAGCCCCTAAATAAATTAAATCACTGTTTTGCAAGTTTGAAGGTCTACCTTGTATAATTTCAATATTGCTTGTTACAACGTTGAATAGAATATATTTAACAACGGAAGAAGAATAGGTTGCAGTCGATTCGCTGACAATATAATAATAATCATTAGTGATAATCACTGCACCTTCAGAAATTGTTACACTTGAATTTGCAGTATCAATGTTTATTTTACCCTCTGCTACAACACCGTATTGATAGGCTATCCCTAAATGTTGTTTTTTAATTCCTTTATTAGCAATTCCTGTACTTTGATACTGACGACCAGTTGAAATAAATGAAGTTCCATTATGAACATATATTAAACCGTCAGAAGTATTAACGTATAATCGTGTTGTATCTGTCATTCCCGCAAGATTTGACGCAAATAACGGTGTACCGTCTGATATGTTACCAATCATTGCATTAACTTCTTCTTGTGTCGGTCTTTGTGCCATTTGTTGAGAAAAATTATTTAATCTATCCCCTAACGTTGCATCTGTTCCACGAGCGTTTAACACCTCTGCATTGGCATCTACCAGTGCTAAATCGTCAAACCGTTGATTGGTTTCGTTTACCTTACCTTCCATTACGGTTAGTTCTTGCTGAACACTTGTAATGTCCTCTTTCTTCGCCATTTCTACATTTCCATCCGTACCACCCACAAACAATTTACCTGTGTCGGTGGTGTAACCTGGTTCACCTTCTTCTAGTAAAGGGAGATTGGCTTCTTTTCCTCTGCGTAGCTTTATTTTAGGCATTAAAACTCACCTCCATCATAGGTACCAGATTTCGGATCTAAGAATGAACCGCCTTCGTAATCCGTAACCGTACCTGGTGTTTTGTCTGCTTGTTTCGGTGCAATTCCGTATACATCTTTAATGGTTGTTATCGTTGCTGGTTGTTTACGTTTTAATTTGTCATACCTGGCATTAAAAAACGCTGCTCGAGTATGGTCCTCCGTCATTAGCAAGTGAGCCGCTAATCCATACGGTAAGACAGTTACACTTGTTCGGTCATCAATCTGCATAACCGACAATTCATTCGTTACAGCTAAAGGTGCAACTGTTACTGGAAGGAGCTCCGCTTGTAATAAAGACAAAATACTCCATGCTTTATTTTTATACTCTTCGGGATATCCTGCATATGTGCCATCTTCTGACTCTTCATCCATCAAATTCATGGCCATGGTAAAGACATCTTGAGCAATTACCGTCATATCCACACCTTCTTTCATCAAAAAAAGGGGGAAGCAAAGCACAATTGCCCCACTTCCCCCCTTTAACTACTTCTTCTTTTTTTCTACTTCTTTAAAGCCTTCATTGAGTAATGCTTCCGCTTGGACTTCATTAATCGCAATGATTTCAGCCTTCGTTTCTTCATGAATAAAAACTCTTTCCATTTAATTCAACCTCCTATTATACTTCTAACCATGCATAAACGCCTTTTTTCTTGGCATCTAGCACGAAAGCATCATAGTAAATACGACCTTCCACAAGGTTTCCATTGATTCCAGGAGGATTCTCATGGATTTTGTACTCTTGTAACTTCTTAGGCGCACACATAACTGATTTATGCGTGATAACAAATGGCGTTTTAGCTGGGAAGTAAGATGATGGAGCTTTGATAATCTTCACGCCGTCTACTTCGCCCACTTGACCATTAAGAAGCATCTTTTGACCAATATCAGACGCTTTAAGGAACGTAGGATCTAACTTCAATAGGTTGTAGAACTTCGGTGTAACGAAAGCTACACGACCTTCTGTTGGTACTTTGTTTTCATCCAGGTATTCTTGACCTGCTAAGAAAGAAGAATACGCATTAGCCGCTGTAATGTTTGCTGCAGTTGGTCGTCCACTGTTTGTTGTAGCTGCCGCTACCCACTTTGTTAAACGGTAGATGTCAATCTCTGGCACAACTACTTCATCATTCTGACGAGCAAGCGCCTTACCAGCTTCACGGACCATTTGAGAATCTTCACGGTTTCCTTTATCGATAGAGAACGTGAATGCACGATCACGAGACAACGTGTAGTTTGCCACTGTGTCATCAAGCTCTGCTGGTGTACCGTAACGGCTCGCACCAGTACGAGTGTAGTTGCCCATTGCTGATGTTGCGATAGAGTACACGTTTACCGCATTTACTCCATTCCATTCATACTCTTGGTGAACAACTGCCTCTGTTAATGATTTTAATTTAAAACGCTCGTCTACTTTGCCACTATATTTACTCGCTAAGTTTACTGCCATGGTTTATCACTCCTATTTTATATTGAGTTAAACCCTGCCAAGAAATCGTCCTCACTCGCCACTTCATTACTTCCATGTGCTGTTAAACTGCCTACAGGAGCTTTCTGCTTGTTGGACTGATTCTGTTTAAGGGTTTGTAACTGGGTTTTATATTGGTTGTTCTGATGCTCCATATATGCATATTTGAGAGGAACACCCTTTTGAGTTGCTTCCCATACGCTTGGAGGGATTTCATCCTGTCCTGCGACAAAATCACGGTTGTTGGCTTGCTTGAAATAGTCAAAGAACTCTTGATATTCTGCGTTCTGTTTGGCTTCCTCTGCTTTGGTTTGCTTTTCAGCTTCAAACTGTTCACGGAATTTACGATTCTCTAACATTTCTTGTGCTAATTCTTCGGATATACCTTGCTCGACTAACTGGTCAATTCGTTCCTGTTCTCTCTGCTGTTTAACAGCTTCCAGATAGCTAGGAACATCCATTCCATGCTGTTGGGCTAACTCCTCGACAAAACTTAAACGTGGATCACTTTCAAGCGCTTGTAAACGTTCCAATGTCTTGTCGTAGTTCAATCCCTTCTGAACAAGTGGAATGGCTTCGTCAATCGGAATTTCCCTTTCCTCTTTGTTGTATTTCACACGTAAGGATTGTAGGGTTTCCGCTGCTGTTGGTTCGTCTGCTTGTGGTAGAGCTTCCGATTCAACAGGTGTATCAAGTGTTTCAGAGACTTCTTCGGATGGTGTGTCCGATTGGAAGTCATCAGGTAAAATCATATCTTCATTTTCAAACATTGCTTTTTCTCCTCCCTATGGTTGGGGATTATTTGAACAGTTTAATGTCTTATTCAGGACATAATAAAAACACCTACATTGGCATAGGTGCTTGTTGTGGTGCTAATTGTTGTAAAATGGCTTGCTGTTGTTCGGGCGATGCTGAATAGAAGGCTTGTTGTTCCTCTGGACTTAATGCCGCTACTGCTGCCATTGGGTCATTTGCCATCATTTGTGCTTCTTCCATCTGCTGTTTAATCTTACTGATTAACTCTTGCTTTTGTGGGATGTATTCATCCGGTACTCGTTCGAGATAATCAACAAACTCAATCTTTTCTCTGTCTAATAGCATATCTAAAGTGGATAGTGAGGCTATTTCTGACCAATACGATGCTTCGCCCACATCTGCCCGAACATTTAGCCATGTGTTCTTAAAGAGGCTGAAATCGTACTCCACAATCTGTTTTTGCCCCTCTATTTCAATTACCACTGGTCTTACACCATAATAAGTCCCCATCATATCCATAAGAATCTGTCCAATATCCTCAATCCACTCGTAAAGGTTCGCCTTTGGATTCTCTAATGGGATAGCTGATGACTTTTGTACTGCAATGATCGCTGAAGTATTCTTCGGGTCAATGTTACCTAGTGAAGCATCATTAATACCCAATGTTTCTTTGGTATATTGCATAGCCAATTCAATGGTCTGGATAATCTGATTACTCATGTTACCAGGTTCCAAGTAACCCGCTATGTTTTTAATGTTCGCTTCTGGCCCCATACCACTAACACCAATGGCAGAACCTATCTCATTGTTCCACATGCCGATAATGTCCGCATTGTATACGGCTTTCGGGAAGGCTGTCATCATCAAGTGATACATGACCATAGCAAACATACGATTGATAAAGATTTGATTCGGTAGCAACCCTGTACAAAGCGCTCGACCGTGGTATTGGTTCTTTTGCTTCTCCCAATTGCCCCATGCTATCGGATAGTGCTTTAATCCAGTATCAATATCTTTGTAGATGTAAGCATTCTCCACACTCTTTGATGCTTTGATGGTGCCTGTTTGCTTATCTTTACGATAGACGATGATATATAACGCTTTCCCGTATTGATCGCCTTCGATATCTGCTTCTACTTCAATCTTTCCACTATCGCCCGATTGCTCGTTGTAGTCTTTATCGGATTGGATAGATTCTTCTTCACCTTGCTGATGCTGTTTCGCTTCTTCTCTAAGGTTCTGGACCATATCACGACCACTAATGATGATGTAAGGTTGTGAGTCTACCTTTGGATTGTTGGCATTACCGAAAAACACATTGCTGCCATCAATCAATTCCATCTCAATCTCGCCTTGAATGTCACCGTATTGATTGCCGTATGGTGTTTTATCGGTGTTAAAGAAGAAATGAGCGCAATAATCACCTGTTTTGACTCCATCGAACAAGGCATCCTTAATCCGGAAGTCCATCTTAAACTTCTCAAATAGGTTAGATACCATGGCATTAGCAAAGTCGGAAGGTGCTAACTCCTCACTTTCTCCGTTATCTGCATTGAGCAACGGTTCAAAGTGTAGCTTGGTTTTCGATGTAGTGAGAGAAGATACAAAGAATGTACCCACACGCTTGATAATATTAAATACAGGCTTCGGCATGTTATCCGCTTCAAGGTTTCGCCACTGATCGCCTTCGAAAAAGGCTAAGTTTGCATCCACTGTGTCATAATAGCTAGGTTTCAAACTGTTGTTATACTTCTTACCAGCTTCATAAAGTTGCCAGTCTTTCGTTTTTTTCTCCAAGTTATGTCACCTTCTTTTTCTGTAAGGCTTGATGTACGTCGTAATTCATCAGTTTAAGGAAGTTTTCCTGATGTTCCCTTGCTTTTCGTACTTCGTCTTTATCTGCTGTAACTGTGGGTTTCTTGTTCCCTTGTTTGTAACCTAGATAATAAAAGGATAAGAGAGCAATAAAAAAGACCACCGCAGTGAGTAGTCCGAGAATGTAATCCATATTAGTTCACCTTATTTCTAACAGTGTCTACTACAAAGCGTGGATTAGAAACATCTTCGCCACCGTAGTTATCGCAATCTTGACTTAGGCATATCATCGGTAGATTGACATAAGCAATGGTCTGTTGTTCGGGAGTATCATCGTTTTCAAATGTGTAAAATGAGTTGCCAATCCTTAGTAAGCTGTCGCATTTCGGGCACGTTTCCATTTCAATCACCTACCATTTCGTATAAGCTGATACATTCGGCTTGCCACCTGTTATTTGTTTGATGGCCTTTGCGTGTTTCTCTGCTGGTGTTAAGTTGTCTGGATCATGTTTGTGTTTCTGCTCTTCTTTAAACTTCATCGCCTCGTCATTCAAAGCATAACGCACCGCATCGATAGCGTGGTTGTTTTTATCGGGGTAACTCGCTTTAAAGTTTCCATTGGCATCTTTATCTAACTCATACGTTAAGAACTCTCTAGCAGTCTCTGGACACCGCATATCGTCTATTATGATGGATTCCAAACTCTGTAAGAACTTAATCCCATACTCGATGGAGTCTGGACCTTTCTTCACCCCACGAATCTTTAACCCATACTGCCGTAACTCGTGAATACTCTTTGGTTCGGCTGAATCAGCTAATACCATTTCGTTGTTCTTGTTCTCTATTTTAATCTGCTGGTAGGCAGCGTGATTGCTCATACCTACTTTATATAATTCATTAAATACATACAAACGTTTATGCTTGCGGTCATAATGCACCACGCTATAAGATAAAGGATCGATAGCAAAACCAAAATCGAGACCACGTTTGACATTATAGAATGCGCTGATTTCTTCATCAGATATTCTCCTAATCTTAACATTGTCGAACACCTCTCCACCTGTTCCCACGACTTCGCCCAGGTATTCATGCTCGTAGGCTTTTGGCTTTACTTCTTTTAGATGTTCCGCTTCGATGATAAACTGTTCGCCTAACCACTCTTTCGGCACCGTAAGGTAATTGGAATGATGAAACAGTCTATCCTCTCTCGTAAGCTGTACTTCCGCATTAACCCAGTTATTCGCGCTCTTAGGAGGGTTATAGCTGTAGAACACCACAAACGATTGACCACCACGCATTAAAGATTGGTTAATCATTCGTATTTCTTCCATGCCTTCGAATTCATCCACTTCCTCGTACCATATAAACTTACAGTACCCTTTTGAGAATTTAATGGATTTAATTTTCTTCGGCTTATCCGCACCACGGAAGATAATCTTTTGTCCAGTGGGTAGATAGGTTAACACGAGCATCGCTTCTGGAACATGCCAGTATTGACTGACTCCTAATACTTCAATCGCCCAACATAACTGCTCAAAGACCGAATCCTTTAACGTGTCCTTTACTTTACGTAAGACCACTGCATTACTATTTGGATCCTTCATGATTCCAAGTATTAATTCAATGGCCACACATGAAGATTTCGTACTACCACGACCACCACCCAACCAATAATGAGTGTAATCGCCTTTTTTAATGTGTTTGTGTACCTTATGAAAAGATGGTGCTATGACTGCTTTAAGATTGGTCATTCTATATCATCAACTATCTGAACACCTATCGTGCCTTCTAATTGGGTTTTATCTGTCCATAAGGTGTAACGCTTACCGAGTAATTCAGCAGCCTTCAAACGTTCTTTACCATCCAACTCTTTGCGAGTTAACGTTTGAGCACCCTTACCAATTCCCAAAGCAAATTCTTCATCCATTTCTCCGCGTAACACTTTGGTGAGGAATTCAAGTATTTCATCTTGCTTTGCTATTCGTTCGGAATCTTTGCCGTTTATTAAATCATCGATGTAGGTTTTAACCTTAGCATTAGTTAGCAATCTGGAAGCATTTACTTCTGCTGATTTCCCTTTTGCTTTATATCCTGCTCGCCTATAAGCTTCAGTTGCATTCCCTGTCTCAATGTAATAATCGGCAAATCGTTTTTGTTGTTCATTCACGTCATATCACATCCTCCTAAAACCACGAACGCATTTTATTGGCACTCGTTGATTTGTAAGTATGATTATACTTATCATAGTTCTTTACGTGATCTGGTACATCATCGGTCTTTTTTAACTTTTCTAGTTGTTTATCTAATTTATCAATCCTATTTTTCAAAGAAGAATAATACATTATCTAATCAACTCCATTTCCTCTCCACAAGATACCGAAGCTTTACGGAAGGTTGCGACCCTTGCTCGGTATACATAAAGGCTCACTCGATACCCTGTAGACAATAAATGTTATCAGCTCCACCCCACCCCGTGGAAGATGCCCAATGCACCCTAATGCTGATATTTTCCCACTCTGACCATAAAAAAGACGATACCTGTTGTCGACCAGGCACCGTCTTAATACTAGATATAACAAATTTGCAGGAATCTGTTACTTACTGAATATAGGACAATTTCCGTTGCCCGATATTTCTAACACACTATCATAATATCATGGAAAGTCATGTCAAAAGTCGCATGATAGTCGCAAGTTTCTTCGAAATGCGTCTTAAATGTTATATGGAATTTCAGTGATTTCTGCATCGCATTCTACGTCTGTCATTTGATTTAAAATCTCTTCGTCATACCCCATATCTCTTAACATTTGTCTACTTGTCTTCATATCGATAACCTCCTAATTTTATTTTTGTTCGATTTTCGGCTTAAAGTTTTCTATAATCAAGTGCTTTTAAAATGATGTTACCTTCTCTGTCGCCATAATATAACAATGCCTTTTCATAATCATAGACCTTATCTATAAGCCTTTTTAATTTGTTTTCGGCATAACAAGCGACTGCAAATGGGTTTCCAACCATATCTTCCATCCCGTGCCCTTCTGCTTCCATATCATCCTCGTCAAACAAATCTCGAATATCAGCTAATTTATTGCACAACATATCATTTTCTTTTTGCACTGTTTCAAGTGTGTACCGTTGAACTTCAACAGTTGTTTTCAATTTCTTGTTTTCTTCCCTCAAATCTCTAATTTCTTTTGTATAGTCCTTTAACAGACGACAAGCAAATTCAAAATCAGCTTTTAGAAGTTCGTATTTAGTCGAGTTCATTTTCTCCACTCCTTAAATGTCACAGTTTCTTTCAGCTGTTTCTTCGATTTGTAACGTTAAATAATCTATTCTCATAAGGTTGGATATGGCAGTCATAACACTCTTCTTCATATTGAGATTTAGGTTTTCCACATTTACAGACATGTTTCTCCAAAGCCTTAAATGCTTCAGATAGCAATTTGGCGTGATTAACTTTCATGTAATCTCTCTCCTTTACGACTAAGTTTGGTTCATTATCTCCACCCTAACACATCAGATATGGCATAAATCACGGAATCTCTCCACCTCATAGCTGTTGCCCTGTTAACATGCAACGACTCCGCAATCCCTTCCCAAGTGAGTGTCTGTGGTCGCGTCCAATACTTTACTCTGACTAACTTTTGATAATCATCGGGTAAGCCTTGAAACACTTTATATATAGCATTCGTGACCTCTTCTAACTGTATTAATCGTTTATGAGTAGCTAACCTAGTAGCTATCCGTTCTGTAGGTGAAGAAGGAAGGCTATTTCTCCCTCCTCCAATATTTTCATCTTCATTGTCATTGCAAAACATTATGTCTTTTCGCAACTCGTTAATTTCCTTCAATGTATCGTGGTAGCTATATAATTCAGATTCAATATGTTTAAAAGTAGCTTTTCTCAACTTAGTAGTTGTCAATCAACTTCCCCTCCTGCTACTTCCGTCCTCTATATCTACTTTCACCCTATATTTCATGGCGTTTATTTCTTCTTTGGTGCTCTCAAAGGCATTTGACCAGCGTTTCATATTTCCGTAGGCTTCTGCTTCTTCCCCTCTTAAATAAACAACCGCTAATTCTGCCTCTGCCGCTTTATTCTTTTCGGCATCGATATAGGCTTTAGCATGGACTCTTTTTCGTTCGGCATAGATCATCTTGTATCTCTCGGAAAATTCAGCTGCCATCTTCCCAATTAACACTAATTGTTTGGATAAGAGTTCAATTCGCATGATTCGATTGTCTTCTGGCACTTGTTTTAATTGATTGTTGTATTTGATTAAGTCCTTGAGATAATCATCTGTCCAATCCTTTTTAAGTTGAGTCATCCTATCACCTTCTTTAATGCCTCTTTCTCGTATTCTAATAAGGTGCTAGTGTCATATATCCCTTTTGCCATTTGAGCCAACACAAAGGCATCCCTGACGTTATCAGAACTATGCTCAAATCCCCATTTTTTATAAATAGGCAACACCATTTCATCTTTTTTGGTGTTCCCTTTGCCAGTTGCAAACTTTTTAACCGATGTTGGAGGTACCTCTGTGTATTTATATCCTCTTTCAAAGAGGAAGTATCGAATAATCCAACCTAATCCATATTGAGTACTTACTCCTTTACCTTTCGAACCATAAGAAAACCCCTCAATAGTCACAACATCATTAGGTTCAAGATTATCTACTATAGTCATTGCAATATCTACAAATCTATGAGGATCTGCTTTTTGCTTTGAACTAATTTCCTCTACATTGATAATATTCCCTTGTTTATCAATAATAGCTAGTCCTGTTTTAGTAGACGGGTCAATCCCAACGTATCGCATTATCCTCGCTCCTTTAACAGCTCCAATAGCTTGTCTTGCTTCAAGTTGTTCAGATATTCCCATGAGTAGCCTGTTTTTAATTCCAACTCCGCAATGATTTCAAGTCGTGCTAACGGGTCTAGTTTCATTAGTAGACACCACTTTCTTGTCTGGCGTGATTGATTTCATTTTTTTCAAAATAAGCTTGTTCAATTTGTTCCCATGTAAATCCAAGCATTTCTCCTAAGTGATAATACGCTGCGAATAGATAATGAAAATTAAAGTCATAACCCGCTATTGATGTTAAGTAAAAAATATAGTTGAATTGATCTGTTGTTGTTTCAGATGTCTGATTCTCACTTTGTATTTCATCAGTGATTTCTTTAAAATAATCACTAATATCAAATTGAATTTCTTCTGCTATTTCTAAACCTATTTCCATTACAAAATGCAACCCATCCACATATTCTTCAAGCAAAGGATTGTAATAAACTTTATCTTCTTCCATCATCGCTGGTACTCTTACAGCAGATGTATGAGGCAGTTGATTCACACTCCAAAACTTAAAACCTCTCCACTCATTTGCGCACTCGCCTAATTCGACTAATAAAGCTAGGATTAGCTTGTTAAATCTATCTGGTTCGTTATATCCGATGCGATCACGCAAGACTTTTTGTGTTTGAAATAACTTTTCTAAGTTCATATTAAGCCTCCAAGTATTTTCTTAAATTCCGATGTGCCTTGGTGAGTAAGTTTGCATTGGGATGATACCCAAGCATCACTTTGACTTCATTTTTCTGATAACCCATTAACTCCAGCAGAATCGCTTTCCGCTCATTCTCTCTCATGCAAGATAATGCATTTTCTAACATGATTTTGTTAATGACTTCTTTTTCTACATTGGTACTTTCTCTGAAAATCTTAATCTGTACTATTTCCGGCAATGAATCTACTTCTTGCGTTTGGATATTACTTCTTCGTTTGTCCGCCTGGGCATCACGCAGCAACTTTCCAAACATAGAACATAAGCACATAATGAGATACGTTTTTAACGTTCGTTTACCCTGTTTAAAGCCTTTTAAGCGTTCCATAATATAAATGTGTCCGATATGGATTAATTCCTCGTCATCCATCTTTAACAGGCTCTCAAGTACATAAATGACATTATTGAATGTTCTTTTTGCTGAATATAAGATAACTCCATCCCATAGCCTGCGTTTTATCATTTCAACAGCCACCCCACTCAATAAATGAGTAGGGCAGTCTTTATCTTGGTTTACGATTATTAGTAATTGGTCGTTTGTTGCTTTACTGTAATCCATTAGAACGGCAGGTCATCATCTGAAATGTTTATTTGTCCGTTGTTTTGGAATGGGTCGTTATCTACTCTTGTCTCTTGTTTTGGTGCTGGCTTGTCTTTCTTTTTATCAGGGAAATCAAAACCATTCACGACCACTTCAGTAAAATAACTTGTCTTCCCTTCTTTTTCCCACTTACGAATCTGTAACCTTCCTGTCACTCCGAATTTATCGCCTTTATGGACATAGTTCGCCATGATTTCAGCGGTTTTTCCTAGAATCACAAGATTGATAAAGTCTGTCTCATATTCATCATTTTGATTTTTAAAATCTCGTCTTACCGCAATGGTTCCATTCCCTACCGCTTTCCCATTTGGTGTATAACGAAGCTCAATATCTTTTGTTGCATTGCCAGTTAAAGTTATAACGTTCATTTGTTTTTCCTCCTAGTGTTCGATTGACTGTTCGCCTATCGATTGACATATAATTTAAAATGGGTTTCTTTATGCTTTTTCCTCAATCAATTTAAAACGTTTCCTACGATTCACTAAAAATTGATGTTGTTTCGTTAATCTATCCTTTGTATCCTTTTTCCTTATGCCTTCTTCCCAAATCGTAACAACGGCTAATTCTTCCCCATCAAAGTTTCTTTTCTTATGATGGGTAACACGCCTAATCATTTCGCATCACCTTTGGCAGCGTATCTCTTACCGTTCGGTCAAACTGCCTTTGTACTTTATTTCGAGCTGGTAAAATCACTTTAAAGTCCTTGTATTCTTCTCTTATCACGAGTTTTTGCCATTCTAACCAACTAATATTGGAATTTACCATTATGTTCCACCCACTCCTTCACTTCTTTATCTTCCTTTTGAAGTTCTTGGGTGAGTTGTTTATATTCCAGGTCTTCCTTGTCCATGTAATACAAAGGACCATATTGTTTTTTAAATACTTCTCTCCAGTAAAGAGCACGATCATTGTCTAAGTGGATTCGTTTATGGCAGTTATTACAAAGCAACAATCCATTCGAAAAGACTCCACGGCCACTTTGACTTCGGAAGCAAACATGATGGATATGTAATCCTTTGCCTCCGCATTCTTGACAGGTATTATCATAATGTTTCTTTATTTCATCCCTTACCATTTTAGAGAATTTTCCTCTATCTCCTTTTTTCTTCACCTTGCGACTGTGCGACGGTTTCGGAAAGGATTGGTGAGTCATTATGCAAGATACTTTCTTGCAAAGTATTTCAATGCTTTGTTTTCCTCTTGCAAGGCTTCTAGTTCGATGGCATATTGTTTAAGCTGGTACTTTTGATTTTGAATAATATAACTGTCGTGATGGCCTTGTTTTGTGAGTTCTGCATTTTCTTCTCGTAAACTAGTAAGTTCGAATTCACTCATTTACCTTCCCTCGCAATCCGATATTTTTCTCTTAGCTTTTCGAGTATTTCTTCACTTGGCTTTTGATTGACGATTGCTAAAAGCTTTTCATAATTTTCTTTATATCGGAGGCTATCTGCATCTTCTAATTGTTTACCCATGGTTTTCCTGCCTTTCCATCAACTTCATAGCAGTCATAATCCAGTAGTTAGCTGCATCCAAACAAGTGTCTATTTTACTTTCATCCTTTACTTGCGCTGGATGGTTGATTAGTTGTTCAAAGCGTAAATGCTTATCTTCCAAACGAATTAAAGCGGACAACTCACCATACTTATCAAACAATTTATCAAAAGAATTTCCGTAGTCTGCATTCTTTTGTCGGAATGTCATATTTAATATTTTACAAATTTCTTGATGTTTATCTCCCTTTGTAAGAGGTAGGTAATCATTTTCAAAGTTTATGTTTGGCATTTTTTTCTCCTTTTGTTCGAACTGTGAACATCTTCATAAAAAGTTTGTGCGTTTTTGAAGCAACATTCCTAAGCAAATACCACCGATTAAAGTTATAATGAGATTCATTTTTTACCCTCATATTTCTTTAACTTTTCACCATGTCTAGCCCGTCTTGCGTATTCATAAACTCGGTCCATATAAAGTGATTTTTTATCAGCTGCATAGTGTTGAATCGATGCTAACGCACTTTTTAAATCTTCAATCTCCTCTTGTTGTTTGAGTAACAATGCTTTTACCTCTTCGAAATCACTTACTTTTACATCAACTGTTAACAAGCTTTTCTTTACGTCCACTATTCTCAACTCCCTTATTTTTCAATGGCTTTTTCGTGTGACTCCACTCTAAATTTCCACTGGAATTATTGGTTTTGTTACCGTCTTTATGCTTAATGAATTTCTTACCTTCAGGCTTATCGAGAAAAGCTAAAGCAACTATCCTATGAACAGCGTGTGTTTTCGGCTTTCCGTCTTTCCAAAGGTTAACTCTACACGAACCATCACGACCAATACGGTATTTTAATATCCTTTGATTCCATGTTCTTTCTCCATGCAATTCTGTGTGAGTTACTTTGTGTTCCCATGTTCTTATTAATCCCGTATTACTTACCTCATAAATACCTTCATAATCAGGAACGTCTTTCCATTTCATTTTCACAATCTCACTTTCGTCGCAATTTATTTCGAGTATCTTTGTTCGATTTGTGCATTAAATTTCTTTCATTGCTTCAAATGATTCGATTAATTGCATAATGTGAAATAGTTTATTTTCATCTGTTCCTCTGCTTTTCAGCACCGCTTTTATTGATTTCTCTAACCATTCTTTTTCATCCATTTTCTCCACTCCTTTCGTCGCTATTTGGTTCACTACTGCCATCCCTTTAACTCTTGCTGCAGTTCCATAAACCACTGTTTATCCTTGGTAGCTAATGCACAATCTATTTTGTTTAGGATTTCCGCTTGTTTCCATCGCTTTTCACATTCCACCATTCGTTCGACTACTTCCCCGAAAAACTCTTGATAGGATTTAAAATGGTCCACGTACATGATACTCACCTCACCAAATTTTCCAATTTTTCCTCGGTTTCACTTGCCCACGAAAGATACGATCCAATGACAAGAGGAATACCGCTATTTCTGTCCGCTTCATTGCCGTTGCGATTTCTGTAATAGGTGTATCCTCTACCCATTTTTTATCGAATGTCTCAATTTCCTTTCGACTCCAATAAAAGTCTGCATCCTCTACTTCTTCCAGTGCGATATAAATGTTGTTTCGTTTATTTTGAAAGTAATACTTCTCTATCCGCCCGATTGTCCTGTTTTCTTCGATACTTAACATAGCTAGGAGCTGACTTGCCGTAGAATTCTTCATATTGTTTATTTAACCTTTCTAAGAAACATTCAAATTTTTGGTCTTTAGCATGTCCATTATGCATACATTGGTTACAGGAGCAGGGAGTGATTTGATACACTCCCGGCATAACCTGTTGGTAAGTTGTATGTCTCATCCGGCACCTCACTTAACTAATTTTGATTTCCGGTAATCGTCTGTAAATAAATCTATGAACCTTGTATCCTCGTACAATCGGGAAGACGATCGTTTCCCTATCACTCCACTTAGAGTTGTTTCATCTAAGTTGGTTGTCCAAATGTTTGATAACCCTAAACGTGCATCTATAATTTCTGTCCATGTTTTAATTGTCCAACTCACGTCACTGATTTTGGTTGTTTCAACTCCCATATCATCAATGACCAATAAGTCTAATTCTTTCATTTCCTTAAACAGTCGTTCGGTTTGTCCAGTATCAAAAGTAGACTTTATTTTATTGAATAACTCAACTGCCGGAATATACCCAACTTTGTATCCTCTTTGCCTTAGCGTACGAGCAATCGCTTTAGATAGATGGGTTTTTCCTGTACCTGGATTGCCCATAATCAGCAAATTCTTTTCTTGTAGGGATTTTTGACTGAATAATTGTGTGTAAGCCATTGCATTATCCTTGGCTTTTCGAGTACAATTATTAGTAGTATTATAATTTTTGAAACCCGATGATTCTTTGTCGTTCATGTACCACCAATTAGATATGAGTTGGCCGACTCTTTTTTCCTCTAATTCACTGGTTACTTGACGACTTAATTCCTTCGTTCCGCAGCTGTTACATACCGTAGCAGCTGTTATTTGTTTTGTTACACCATCCAGTTCATATTGCCACCCATCGATGGTTCTTTCCTTGCATCGAGAACATTCGAACTTCATTAACTCCACATTTTCAACTTTTCCCTTTAATTCTGGTTTCATATTGAATAAAAGATTTTTCATTCGTTCGGGTCCGAACAATTCGCCTAAAGCTTTACCGATAGCTAGAATGGTAATTCCTCCTCCCACTTTTTCATACGCTCTAATTCTTCTGCAGACAAAGGTGTAATTGCTTCTTGTCTTTTTTTACTTTCTTCTCCCTGGTCAAAGATAGATTTCTTTTGTTGAGTTTTGTTCTTTCGTTCCCAAGAGAGTATGGTTAGATAATCATTTTTGTAACTCACACCTTTGGAACCTTTATATAGATTAAGATTAACGATCCGTTCATTCGCTCCAGTCTCTCCGAATTGTTCGATAAGCTTTTCATATTCTGGTTGAGTCATAGAGACATAATCAGCGTACTTATTTTTCTTTACTTTACTTTCATTTACTTTACTTTTATTTCCTTTACTTTCCTTTCCTTTGTTATCTTTTGTTATAACACTGTTATCGTCTGTTATAACATCGTTATTAGAATCCTTATTTCTCCACCTTTTTTCCATACCTTTTTTACCAGCTTCTGATTTTTTCTGCTTAATTTCATGGTATTTTGACTTCCTTTTTATTAAACTTTCACTCCAAAACTTTTCTTCATTTGTATTGAAAAGTTCCTCGATTATACATGTGTTAATAACATTCTTTAACAGTGTTATATCAATGTTATAACTAACCGCTATCCCTTTTACTTTGCTGTGTGATAAACAACTGTCACCACTCTCGAACATCATTTCAATTAACGCCCAATAGATTCCGTAACCTTCCCAACCGTGTTCGGCTCGTAGCATTAATATTTTTTCGTCTTGCCTGGCGTTAGCATCGTGTGAAAAATAATATGCTTCTTTACCCACTCACCGCACCTTCCTCATTTTTTATCCGCTGTAAAATCTCCATAAACCACACCCACAATAAAAGTAGCTACCGCAAACAGATACATTCCTACAACAATATTCATCTATTAACCTCCTATTTTTTCACGACAAGCAATTCTTCTAGGCTACAATTTAACTTTTCGCAAAGTAGACCGATTGTATCGAAATACAATGATTTTTTCTGTCCGTTCAAAATCATACGGATGGTTGTCCTAGACAACCCAGTTAGATCGTGAAGGTCTTCAATCCTTCTGATGTTGTTGCGTGCCATCATTTCTAAAAGCTTAACCTCGATTTCCAAATTACCACCTCCTTGATTCAATTATACACTCAATTGAGGTACAAGTAAACACAAATGTGTTTAAAAAATGGAACAAATATTCCCGATGAAATTTGTCGGACGAAACACGGTTGAAAATATATATTAAATGTAATACTATAAGAGTGACCACAATACTATTTAATATAAACACATTAAGAAAGGAGTTGACCACAAATGAAAGTAAGAAATAATCTTAGGGTGCTTATGGCTCAACATTACCTCACAATCCAAGATGTTCACGAAAAAACTGGTTTAAGTCGGACAACTATTTCCAAATTGTACAATGAATCTTCCGCTAAAATTGGATTGGATACGATTGCCGCTTTGTGTAAATTGTTTAACTGTGAAGTAAACGAACTTCTTTATCTGGAGGATTCCGAATCATAATCTCACCGCCTTGTATTCATGTAATACAAATCATTTTAAAAAAAGGAGTGAACACAAATGGCCCATATCCGTACAAACTGTAGGAATCTTTCTACTACTATTTCACTGGAAGAAACCTTGCTATCTAAAATTGAGGATTACCGCTTCACCAATCGAAAAGATAATCGTTCAGCTGCTATTGCTGATCTCATTGCCAAAGGATTAAAGTATGAAGCATTGGTTCAAAAAAAGAGGGAGAAGATGTTAGGCTAAACAGTCGAACATCTTCTTTTTTTCAACTCTTTCTTCGAACTGTGTACAAATTACTTTTGAGATTGTGAACCATTTGTCGAAAAAACACGAATACTTTTTGTATACATAACGTATACGCATAGTATACAATTATATTAACAAATAAATTAATGAGGTGTTTTAAATGGCTCAAACTTATCGAAAATCTAAAGTTGAAAAGTTACAACAGTACATTCAATCTCATTTAACAATCACTAAAGATTTATACGAAAAACAAAAGACTGATAAATCAATGAGTAACTATTTAGAAGGTCAAATTTCCGCTTTTGAAACTATGCTTGAAAAAATTGAAAAGGAATTTGATTTAAGGAGTGATAAATAATGGAAATCATCACTTATTTTGCAAGACCTATTGAATGTACAGGTAAGGTTTATCAACTAGTATCTTTGTTAATTGATGGTACTCATATTTGGTATCCTGAAACTGGTACACAAGAAGAAATTTATAAGTTATCACTTAACAAAAATCGGGAATTATCGAAGTCCTCTAACTGAGGGCTTTCTTTTATTCTTCGTATTCAAACTCCGTTATGACTTTCGCATGTTCTTTGTCGATATTACCGTAGGTGAAATCATCGTTAATGTCATTCCAGGTAATATATTTTCCTGTTTCCTTATCGACTCGGCAAACGAATAATTCTCCGCTTTTCTTTCTATACCAATATCGCAAAGGTATAGAATCTCTATTGATGATTTTTATAACGAATAGATTTTCTGCCACTTTTCACAATCTCCTTTTTGTTCACATTTTGGTTCATTACTGACTTAAAAAAACTTCTCTGTCCACGGTTCTACATACACCACTTCTTCTTTCAGTTTCTCCGCTAATTCTTGGATCTCCCATTGAGCATGAGTGCCTTCTCCACGTTTGGAGTAAAAGTCTAAAATACTTCGAAGGTTACCAGTCAAAACAAGGTTACAGGTAGTCGCGTTTGGGAGAATATAACGGGCATCCTCTGCAGGCACTCCTTTTGTTCGCAAGTAATCGTAAAAATCTTGAACTTCTCTCATATAACTTCCAAAAGCTTCTTCTAAGGATAAATCTAATGCTACGTTTTCACCTTTGTTTACTGTTTCAGGAATAACATAATCAAACCCGCCACTCTTAGAATCGCTTTCAAGCTTCACATAGCGTTGTGATTGAACGCTATAAGAGAAGTGCCTATGTCTGGTCAATTGTGCTAAAAGAGAGCGTGACACCCCTTCTATGGAGAAGGTGAAGGTTAGATGTTCAGTGGTACTTAAATGTCCACTTCGCATAATGTGACGAATTAAACGGTCTGCTTCTGTTCCTTCTTCCCCATCGGTAGCAGCACGGCCAAAATATTTATTGCCTTCCGCTTCGATGATCTCACTCGGATTTAAATGACTGTAGCAAGTTCGGATAGCTGTTAGAGCGACCATTTGACCATCTGTGTTCCTTGGGTCTAATAAACGAGCAGGAATCCCTCCTACAAAATTATCCGATAGTTGAGTGTGAGCTAATAATATTACTTTCATTCTCGTAACCTCCTAAATTGGCAATTAAATATTCTTCTAACTTGTCCACTATCATAAAACCTCTTGCGTCTGGTAAACCAAACCGCAAATACTTATTCAATGTCACTTTGCTGATGTTTAAGTATTGGCACATTTCCCTTTTCTCCGAATGAGTAGTTAACATAATTGTGTAAAAATACTCTTTAAAATGTTCTGCTGTCATTTCTTTTCTGTCCGCATATTCGCTATCCAGCAACTTGTAGCCGTTCCTTGTCTGGAGGTGTATTTGCTTTTCATGTAGTTATAAGAGCCTCGTTCGGTTCCTGTGGACTTGATTTCGGTAATTGGATATTCAACTTCCCAACCTCTTTTAAGTAAGTCGGAAACGGCTAATTCAGCTTCGTGTTTATACTTTCTGTGAATGGTGGTTATCAAGGCTTATCCCTCAAATGGTTTTATAAAGGAAGGGGTTTTCTCCCCTCCTTCTGGTTAAGCTCCTCGTTTCTCCTGCTTCGCTAATTCCTTTTTAGCTGACTTAATCCATCCGGTTACCTTTACAATTAGCTCTTTCGCATCTTTCGAAGTTAATTGGGTTACATCCTCAATCCCCATGGCTTGATAAGCTTCTAAATCGGTTTTACCTCGTAGGTGCGCAAATTCGAGAACCTTCGTCTTTAGTTCGCCTAATTCTTGAGCACTTAACAATGTAGGCTCTGTTGGTAAATCCTCGCCAGCGTAGATGTATAATCCTAATCCGTGTAAAGCAATCGATTTTACTAAGCAACGTTGGATGGATGTATTAATTTCAAAGGCATTAGGTTGTGCAATAGGTTTATTTTGATTGTTTAACACTGGATGAATCTGACTCAATGTTATGCCATTTACCGTTACGGCCACTTCTACAAAATAACCGCATTCTGTTTTCAAAAACGGCATTCCGTCAAAGCGAATCACTTCCCATGTAGCATCCGGGTGACTTTTGCGAAGTTGATCCACCGCCCAAGCCCATGATAAGTAGCTGAATTTACCTTTCTTTTCAGTGTGTTCAGACACATCAATTTTTGATAACTCTGTATAATAATTAGTCATACATATTCACGTCCTCAATTTTTAAGTTGGCTTCCGTTTCCAGCAACATATAATACTCATAGTGAGAGATTTCTTTATAATGATTTTCAACTGCTACATGAGGTCTGTTATTAATAAAATAAATGGTCACTTTATCCTCACACTCCTACCTTGAACCATTTCGGCCCCGTAGATTTCTTCTCCATTTTTAAGAGCTGTTAAAATGCCCTTCTTATCAATTTTTGGAGCTTGTGCTATCATGTAAGTAGATGGGATTAAACTTTCATCTAAAATGCTCACAGATGGAGGATTGTTCTGGATTGATACGGTTACGGTAGGACGTTTCACTTTATCTAATCCAGCAACCTCCATTTGATTTTGTAAGTATTCTTTGACGCTCGAAATGCGATTTTCAATAGTTCTTCTACGATCTGCTAATCGTTGTTCTTCATCCTTTATGGCTTTTGCATCGGCTTCTAGGCAACGGATTAATTTCGCCATGTTTTCTGCCTTATCCTCAATCGCATCTTCCAAAGACGATAAAGTATCCTGAAAGACTTCTTCTTCCATACTTTCAGCTAATTCCAATAGTTGAGCGTAATTGGTTGTAAGGTCGTATAATTTCAATTCAATTCCCCCTTATGCAATCGTAAATTCGAAACCATATTCCTCTTGCAGCACTTTTTCTAAATCTTGGTCTGCAAAAACTTTTAATTGTTGCTGATCCAGCACCACTCCCATTCCTCTTACTTCCAAAAAGGAGAAATCGCATTTATCAACGAGGTATTGGGTTAAGTGTTCCTTTAAAATAGTTTCATGAAAGTTTTCTTTGTCGATGACAATCTCGTCACCTTCTAAAATTCCGAAGTCATAATAATCTGTTCCGCTATGTTCTGGCTGGGCAACGACATTTTCTAATCCTTGTTTGATGTACCCGAATTGGTTTAGTTGAGTTACCATTGGATGCTCAAGCTGTGACATATTCTTCACCTCCAGTTAGGTCAATATCTTCTTCCAGATACTCAAGTTGTTTTTTTAAATCCGCTTTTGCTTGTTCTCTAAATTGAGGATAGTTTTTTATTTGTTCGGGTCTTAGAATGGCGAACACCTTAAAACCTTTAAATTGAACATAGATTTCATATGGAAAGTCAGCACTTTCACGACTTGCAATTTGTAAATTTGGTTCATCCGCTAATTTAGCTTCGTTTACTTGAAACTCGTGTTTCCCGTGAATAAAACCATAAACACCTTCTTCTTTTAATTCATTGAACAAGTTTGCAATTAGTTGCATTTTTTCAATGTTCATTTGTTCTTCCTCCTTCAAATTTTCTTCGAACTGCGCATCAACGATTTGTATATTGCTCAACCATCGCCTTATGAAAACAAGGTCTACAAACTGTAGTTTCTTTTATATTTTCAGGGTAAGGAAAAATCCTACCTTTATAGACAATATCCCTTGTTTCTTCTCCACACTTTTCACATTTTACATGCTCAATTTTCCCACTACTGTAAGAAGGGTAGAACTCAACGAATACTTCAAACTCTTCTCCACAATTCTCACATTCGTGGTCAAATTTATTGTCATCAGGTAAGTCAACCGTTCCATCTGACATATCGTTTTCATGTTTACAATAAGGACATTCAACTGTATCATCAAACATTTTTTATACCTCCTTTTTTGTCACATTTTGGTTCCTATGCGCCTTTGCGCTCATTTGATTTTTGTGAAAGAATCTTATTTAGATACTGGAACACCTTTTTTTCGGTTTCTGCTGATGGTTTGTTTATGATCGTAACTTTCATGATTTTCCTCCTAGAATATTTTCTTTTCTTCAAAATCTAATATGATTTCTTTTTGTTCTTCGGTTATAAATCCCAATTCAACATATTTATCTGCACGTTGTTTAATAAACTCCATATAAGCAACTGTCATCCTTGCGAATGAATCTGGAAGAGTTATTAAGTGTTCGTATATCACTTTGTTTCTTTTTCTTAGATATTCTTTATTCGATTCGATTCCATCTTCAGGAGCATAAAAATGACAATCTTCACATAGGGTAATTAGGTTTTTTAGGGTTGATTTCCCTCCAAACGTAAGGGCTAGCATGTGATGAACTTCTAAGTTTTCTTCACTTCCACATATCCGACACATGCAGCCATCACGTTCTATTACCTTTGCCCTCAACTTGTTCCCTTTTCTTCTCTCTTCTAAGGTTAAAGTACTCATGATTACGAAACCTTTCCTTGTTGTTCGATCCAGTTGAAAAATGCGTCACGATTGACACGCTTTAATTTTCCGATGCGAACCACTGGAAAGCCTTCTTGATCCATTAATTCATAAGCAATTCGTTTGCCAATTCCTAAAATCTCCATTATGTCTTTCACATTTAATACTAACGGGTAATCTTCTTTACGTTTCACCGGTTCTTCCTCCTTGTTTCCCTATAGGTACACTTTTAATCGAAAAAAATTTCGTTTACTGCTGTTCGTAGTGCCCTTGCGATTCTGATTTTTAAAGCTGCATTAATGGGTCTCTTATCGTTTTCGAGTGCGCTCAAGTACGAAACGCTGATTTTTAACTTCTTTGCCAAGTCCGCTTGGGTGAGTTCTAGCTCTAATCGTCGTTCTTGTATTCGGTTTGGCAATTTTTCACCTCCTTTTTAGTTTCCCTTTCGGTCAACTACTGTAACCTTAATATATCCTAAGTTTCCCCAAAGGTCAACTAATATCTTTTAGTTTTTTTAATTATTTTTCAGTTGTATAATATAGAGTGAATGTTTCCTGAATGGGAAACATATTTTGTGGGTGGTGTAAACTGTGAAAGACATAGGACGAAGAATAAGAGAAATTAGAGAAGAGAAAAAAATGACACAAGAAGATTTAGGAGAAAAGTTAGGAGGTAGATCGAAAAGTTATATATCTAAATGGGAAAGAGGAGTCAAACCGATTAACCTAGAGAATCTACAGAAAATTGCAGTAGCACTCGAAGTAGATGTAACCGAACTATTTCCAGATAAAGAAAGAATAATTAATCCCTTTACAGGTGATGACGATTGGTTTTTTGTTTTGAATGAATTAAAGGAAAAAGGATTTACTCCAAGTGAGGTCTATTTAAAGATGGCACAAGAGGCAATTAAAAAAGATAAGAAAAGTGAGTAAAAAATACTAAAAAGACACAAAAGCGTAACATTCGACAAAATTAGAACCTATTTGTCGAAATTGTGCAATAAGAAAAAGGGTTTCCCTCATGGTCAATTAGTTATATAATTGAATCAATATAAGAACGGTTGTTCGTACTTTTGTTCTTAAATACATGAGAGAAGGCGCGCATGTGAGGAAAATATTGAAGGTAGACGAGTTACCCGAAGGCTTCTTTTATTTTACAGATTCGCACATTGTCCAAGGCATCGGAAAAATAAAAGAAAAGGAGCAAGAAAATGAAAGGGTACATTCGAAAAAGAGGAACGAAATGGGCTTATACAGTAGACATTGGGAAAGATCCACGAACAGGAAAGAGGAAACAAAAGTCTCAATCAGGTTTTAAGACAAAAAAAGAAGCTCAAGCTGCATTAGCTGAGCTGGTAAACGGAGTAGAAAAAGGGAATTATGTTGAACCCACCAAAAAGAAATTCAAAGAATTTGCTTTAGACTACCTAGAAAACACTTATATCAATAGAGTCAAGCGTTCCTCCTATGAATCGAGTTATAATGTGGCCGTAACCCACGTTATCCCGTTTTTTGGTGATATTGACATCAATAACATTGACCAGTTCTTGGTACATGAGTTATACAGCTTAAAACTAAAAGAAGGATATGCACCTTCCTATATCCAACGTATGCATGAAATGGTCAGACTATTATTGCGTGTTGCATTTAAGTGGGAGATTCTTCATAAGGACATTTCTAGTATGTTAGAACCTCCACGAGTGCCGAAAAAAGAAATGAAAGTATGGACCATTAAACAAGTCAACGACTTTTTGAAATGGACCAAACACTCCAGGTATCATCCAATATATTTCCTCGCTGCATGGACAGGTATGCGTAAAGGAGAAATATTAGGTCTTAGTTGGGATGACATTAACTTTGACGAGAAAACCATTTCCATTAAGAAAACATTATATCGTGTCAAAGGTGAAGCTCTGCTTCATGAACCAAAAACTAAAAACTCCATTCGAACGATCTATATGGATGATGATATTATAAGAGTGCTCAAAATGCAAAAAGTGAAACAAAATTTAGAACGATTAAGATATGGCGGCGTATATAAAGAACATAATATGGTTTTTGCTCAAGAAACTGGCGATTACGTCAACTCTCAAGGAGTTAACGGATTGTTCACTCGTTATATCAATCAGTCAGGATTGCCTCGTATACGATTTCATGATCTTCGTCATACACACGCAACCATTTTGTTATCGATGGGAGTCAATCCTAAAATTGTGGCCGAACGTTTAGGACATTCTAGTGTTCAAATTACATTGGATGTTTACTCACACGTTATGCCATCGATGAAAAAGGATTTAAGTGAGCAATTCAGCAAGGCAATGAAAAGTGGCCAATATGTGGTCAATCAAGAATAAAAACAGTGTCAAACCTTATATCTTAAGCATTCCAGAGAACCCTTTAACCAATGACGATAAATGATAATTCTATCCTCTTCCGTTTCTTTTAATAGCTTTTCACCACCCAGAGAAGCTATAAACTCGTTTATTTTCCCTTCATTATTGCAAGCGCGTGATATTTTTGTGGTCAATCGTCCTTTTGGATAATTGACCACATTTTTTTATTTGCACAAGAAAATAGGAGAGAAACCTCCCTCTTTCACCTAATGTCTTCTTTCGTATAAATCAGACAGTTTACTTTATTTTCTTTGCAATATTCATTTAACTTTTCTTTTCTTAATGGAGTGACAGTATAAAAAATCAGAGTAGGTACATGATTATATTTTCTTTCAATTAGGGGTGTTAATTTAGAATATGTTTCAATCTTCTCTTTGTTCTTTGACATGGATTGGGTTTTATCGACTTCTAGAAAGTAAAACTTACCTTGGAGCGTAAATGTAGCATCTGGAATTAATACGTGTTGCGTTAGCCCTTGTATGAATTGTATCGGTTCCTCTATTCGCCAGTCTTTTGGACAATAATAGTGAAGGTACATATCGTTTCGTAAAAGATGATGATCTACTTGCAAACTCCATTTCGCCTCATTCTCCGCTCCGACCAATTCCTTTCCCTTTGCGCTTAGGTAGTAAACGTTTTTCCCTTCGTGGGTTTTGATTTGAAGGAATTCCTTCATTTCGTTTAGTATTTTGAGTGCGTTTCTGTCCGTTTTTAGGTCGTGTTTCTTTTGAAGTTGTTCCCTGGTTGCGAACTTCATCACGTCCAAACTTAATAATATCTCCTCCTGTCTCCGGCGTTTCCTCTCTGTTTGGCTCAATCCTTTCATATCGTCTCAACCTTTCCCACATATCTTTGTCATCCAAAAACGGAACTTGTAATTCTTTTAGTTCATGTGTTTTATAAAGCGCTCTACCTTTGATATCTGACCTTAGAGTTTCCGCTCCCCTCTCATCGATGGCAACCTCTGAACCATACCCAGTAGGTAATCTAAAAGACATCTTGCCGTCAGCGTTTTGCTTAACAGACCGTGGCAAAGTGTCAGCTGTCGGATATTGAGTACAGAAAATCTCTCGATAACCTAAACCGCCTCCTATACGAGTAATTTCACCTAGAACCCATTGACATTGTTCTAAGGCTTTCTTCATTGGTACTGGCATCCATCTTTCGGGAGCTAATTGCGCTGCTTCGTCTACAATAATAAAACGCCTCTTCTTAATTGAAGTATTAGAAACATTCGTCCAGTAATTACTACGAAATAATTTAAAGTCCTTATCTAACTCTTCGTGGATTTTCATAAGCATTTCTAGGGCTTCAAACGGGTCACTAGCCACTCCTTTTACCTGAAGTAACTTCTCATATCTCCCAAATTCTAGACCGCCTTTTAAATCAATAATAAACAATTCAACATCATCAGGATGGTTTTCGATTAGGTAAGTTGTTAGGACCTTCAAAAATACTGTTTTACCGAATCGAGTCATACCGGCCACAGTCATGTGGGGAATGTGCTCAAAGTTATGCCATATTGTTTCTTCCAGTCCACGACCTAGAGGTATTAGCCACCCCTCCACACTAGGGACATTTGCATATGGATATAAGCTTGGAATATCTTGATTAAATACACTTATAGTTAAATACTTTGGTGTTAGTTCTAATTTTGGATTTTCACGTTTGAATTCCACTATTACCGGACGATTTAAACCATCTGAAAAGAATCCTACCTGTTTTTCCATATCGGCTATTTTTGTTGCTGGTAGACCTAGAGGAATTGTATAAAGGTACCTAGTACCAATCTCGTTATCACCGTCGATGATGGCTAGTTTCTTTTTAAATTTTGGAATCTGAAGCTGACCTTGTTTATTTGGTATTCCATATTTCGTGTTTTCAAAAATAGTTTGTATCTTTTTTTTATCGTTTGGTTTACTTTTCGGAGTTAATGCTGCTACAGCAATTAAGGTAGGAACCAATGCCCATTCCAACATTTTGAATCACCGCCCTACTAAAAATTGGGAAGGCAGCCGAATATGAGGAACGAGTATTGGGAAGGGACCCAATAGTTTCAATTCATCCGAACCACCTAAAGCAAGCTATGAACTATAAAAATACTAATATCGGAACGTACCACGGAAATTACACCAGCAGAACCACTTTAAGACATAACATTACGAACCCGAAACCAATCCCACCATACATAACCCACCGTACTGACGATTCGTTGATTGTCACGCCCAACTTTTCTAATGCAATAAGAACTAATAAGGTAACACCCATTCCAAGAAAAAAAGTTAACCCAGCATCCACACCCATTAATACACCAGGACTTGGAGCCACAAACAACTTAAAAGGAATTACTTCATAACCCATATCTTCGACTCCTTTTCTATTTTTTCATAAAGAGCATAACCTTGTGCTCGACCTAACAAATACCCAGCTAAACATGCACCACCAACACCAATCAAAATAAACACATTAATTTCCCCCTCTCATAGCCCAACAGTAATCACAGATATCTTTATCATTAGTAAAAAGATAATCACTCCGCTCCTGGTTACAATCTTCACAGGTTCTCATTTGTCATGGACTCCTTCCCAACCAACGATGATATCTCCACCAGTACCTCTAAATTTGCAAATATAAGACGGGTCGTCTGAGTTAAACCAATAAGTCGAACAAGAATATAGATTGTAAGAATCATATTGTTGTTGGAATGAATTCAAAAACGCATCCCATCCATCAAGCTTTACTTTTTGTTTGGCAACTTCGTGTGATATGATTTGGTCAAAGAAAGCCAAAATTATCCCTCCCAATAATGATGAATGATTTTCTTTTCGATATTACTGTAATAATCAACACGAGTAGCATCGAATTTGTACATATGGTCCAATATAGAGTCGTGCTGCTCTTTTGTTTTAGCTTGATTCGTTAACTTTCTTAGGTCAGCTACATCATATAGAAAACCCACTTTTGCTAATTCCTTATAAGGATCTCTCTCATTCTTAACATCCTTATACCCATGAAACATTGACCAAACTATATCGTTTATCAATTCGTATCCCCCTTTCGTTGTTCTATGATATATTCTTATGCCCATTTTTGTAACTTCTTGTCTGTCCTAATAAAAAAAGTTTCCCTATAGGTCAATAAGTTTCCGAAATAAAAAACAACAAAGGTAGATGATCTATATGAACGTACTCATACAAATTAGCTATATTTCAAATGAAAATGAAGTTCTGCAAAGAGGAAGTTTTCCATTACGAGGGAAGAAAAAGGAAGTCGCCGCCTTTCAATGGTGGAGGCAGATTCGGAGAGAGATGCCGTACTGGCCAAAATTGGTGAAAGTACTTGTGGATGGCGAGGATATAACGGAATTAGTGAAGGAATTAGAAAAAACCCCTCTCGAATGAGAAGGGTTTCCTTTTATGGTTTTAACGCTCCATCAGCACCTACAGAAAGCGTTACGTTAATTCGGGTATTAGCTACCATTGAACCATCGGATTGCAAGTAGTATAGCTTCCCTTTATCCTCAATGACACCTGTAGCCATGGCGCCGCTTGAAAGTAAGAAATACCACTTGCCAGACCATTTAATCCAGCCTGTTTGCATAATGCCGTGCTTATCTAGGAAGTAGTGTTTGCCCGCATCTTTTATCCAACTTGTTTGTTTGGTGCCGTCTTTGTAAAAGTACCATTTGCCAGATTCTTGAACCCAACCGTCTTTATTTGGTTTCCTTTTTAATTTTAAAAAAGTAGCTACGGCATCCGTTAGAGCTTGCGCTACGGTATTTCTGTAATCATCAGAGATTAATAGTTTAAAATCCTCTGGATTGGTCATGAATCCTAGTTCCGTTAAACAAACAGGGATTCCAGTTTTTGTATCACGCAGTATTTGGAAGTCTGCTGTTTTAACCCCTCTGTCACTTGCTTCGGTTGCAGAAATCAATGCTTTTTGAACTACTGTAGCGAAATCTCTATCAGCCTTAGGTGCTTTTGGATGGACGAAAGTTTCAATTCCTCTCGCACTGGTAGCTTTAGCCGCATTTGCGTGAATACTAATTACTGCATCCACATTATTGTCATTCCCTTTTTTTGCTCTACTAGCTAAACTTTGGTCAATACCATCGTTTAAATCATGACTCATGATAACTTGTACATTTTCGTATTGTTTGAGTAAGACTTCCATTTTTAGTGCTACCGCTTTGTTAAAGGTAAATTCCTTTAATCCTGCAACACCTTTCCCTGGAGTTGATTCATCATGGCCAGGATCTAACATGATTTTTACCATTACTTACCCTCTCCTTTAGAAAAGACCTTTTGAACAAAATCTGCAAACTTATCAACGCTCTTATCATCTTCAGACAATTTCAAGTGACTGAGTATAGAATTAATCTCGCTCCATAAATAACCGAGAAATAAGACATATAATGCACCAATACCAACAGGATAAGGTACTAGCAAGGATACTGGGATAAAAAACACCAACAAAATAAACAACACTAACTTTCTTGCGATTCCGTAAATTGCTTTGCTGCTCGAAAATTTAACTTTAGAATTAAACTTTGCATTCAACCACCCTAATAAAAAGTCAATGATATTCGCTATTAAAATCAACGTTAGTACGTAAATCACTTTACTGTCATCGTTCGCCAACCATGCTTGTAACCAAGAAAACATATCCAATTGCATCTCATTGCCTCCTTAAATTTTAAACATAAAAAAGAGGACTGATTCAGCCCTCTTCCGATTTACCTTTATTTTTATTTTTTGGACTATTGTCACTGTACAACCACCACGCCACAGCAAAAGGTGTACACATTAACACTCCAAATATTAGCATGACTTGCCAGGTGAAAAACCCTTCCGGCACAATCGCAATAAGAAACACGGGCACCAAAAACAAATACATTAGATACCATGGTTCGTGTTCCTTTTTATCTTTTCTTTTCGCCAATCTTTATCAACGCCTCTCTAGCTAGCCGGTTCATTTCGCGATCCAATTCATCCAATTCTGACCGTTTGCTTTGAGGAGACATATCGTAATCATTTTGGATTTCACGGTATTCATTCCTTAAATCGCTAATTTCTCGACTGACTTTGGTAAGATGTTTATAATCATTTACCCTTTCGTATCTCACCTCGTCTCCCTCTTTGTATCCTGATTGATTCCTCTTCGCTGAATTTCGTTCTTTTGTTAACTTGTCAATCGTGTCATAAAAATCTGTCATAATCTGCCCACCGCCTGTAGAATCAACCGTAAACGCATTGACCACAGGTAATTCAGACCATTTCTTTTGTTCTTGAGGTGGGAGTTTCCCTACTTTTAAAGCTTCCAGTAAATTATCCACGCCACTTGTTGCATACTTCCCTAATCCGGCACCATATCCGCGAATTAAGTTGTCTGTCTTGTATGGAGAAGTACCTGTTAACTTTCCGATGGTCCGCGCTGTTAAACTTGTTGTCACTCCGTATTGATCTTCTGGAAGTAAATCTTGGTCACGTCTTGGAACAATTGGTCCACCTGTAAAGAAACTATAGTTAGTTACATTCTCTATGACGGGAGCTATTCCTGTCAACATGTGTGGAATTTTCGAAATTTCTAATGCTTGGCGCTTTAAAAACTCGTCCCAGGTATCTGGATCATTGCCTTTGATATAATCCATAATTTGTTCCACTGGATTAGCAAATACAGGTGCTAAATCAAACGGTTTTGGAATCCGTGCCAATTCATCCGTTCCAGGAATAGGCAAGATGAAAAAGGTGTCTTTCATCCATTTTGGTGTGTTCTCATAGGTTTCTTTCTGTGTCTCGTTGGCTAAAAACTCCATGGACAGATAAGCGCCTATAGCTGGTATCGTAACACCTGTTATAGCTCTCGTTGTTGTTCTGACAGGGTTGTGCTTAAATGATCTTGCAATTTTATCTTTACCTTGGATGTTAGCATTCAAGAAAGCAACCGCTCTGTTCCATTGTTGCATATCTGTTCCCACTCGACCAAAGTCCATTAAATCACGAGATTGAAAGGCTGCCTCTTCGACAGAAGCCCCTTTTTTCATTGCTCTTCTAAACTCCCCTACTTTTGTGGCTTCTTCTGTATATTCGGACATTGTTTGCAAGGTTTTTAATATCACTTTCCCTAACTCTTTTGGGTTGGTTATGGTTTTAAAACCTTTTTGATGAAGCTTTCCTTCTCTTTTCAAACTGCTAAGAGTTTCGCGAAGATAATCTCTATCTTGAGATAAATAGTTTCCGTATCCACCGCCACTTTCTGCCCACTGTTTATAGACACCCTCTTTATTAAAACCTTTGCCCATGAGAGTTTTCCAAAGGCCTATTGGAAGGTCGATGATAGGATTGTAACCGTAAT